TAATACATCTTGTATAGGTCATCATCACTGGACATCATAACACATGCTGCTCCACTGTCATTCACAATTCCTATATGCTCTCCTTTCTCTACTCTCTTGATCAATTCATCCCAGTTTTCTTGAAACTCTTGCACGGTGAAGATTTCCATAGCTAAATTATATAGAAGATTTTTAAGACCAATAACCAACTACCTTAAGAAGACCATGTGCATAGAAGAACAGTAGAACTGATCCAATACTTGCACTGATAACTGTGGCAGTCTTGTTGTGTTTGTCGATCGCTTTGTCGATCAGATCCTGACACTGTTTATGAGTAATCATATGTTCAGGTTTGATCTCTGGTAATCGTGACATTGAAATTATACTAGAAAAGTTTAAGAAGTCAACTCTTGATATGTAAAAGCTACAGTAAACCTAGGATGTTTCCCTAGTACATTGGGAGCATGTCCCATGTGTTCCAGATAACCTGGAAATAATATCGCGTTATTTGGTATGTATGGATAATAGAAATAGTCTCCATCTTTGTCTTGAATTACAAACTCACCACCCCACTCTGTATTCCAATTGTTAGATGCAAAAAGATTAAGGGTCCATGATCCTTCAAGACCATCGATATGGAAGTTAGATTCTTGACCAAAAAACTGAATGTTGGTATTTATTCTTGTCAATGATAGGTTTTTCTTAACATATCTTTGACAAATATACTTTAGATAACTTCCATACTTTATGAGAAGTAAGTTATCACCAAGGGTGCTATCACCGAACTTTGGTTTGTTTAAACAACCTCTGTTAGGATGATTCTCATTGAACTCTTCGTTCTTAGTAAACCTCCATTCATTACCCCATGCCCAGAACTCATCACATATTTCTAAAAAATATTTACTAGGTAATATGTTTTTGATCTGGAATATATTATCAACGTACCTCAAAGTCCAACCTCCTGACCTTTCTCTTCCTCCTTTCTTCTTGATAGGACAGATCACTAGAGGTCAGTACATTACCGTTCTCTACTCTATTACTTGAATGAATCATGACAACTTTAGAAAGGTCCACAGCCGTGACCTTATCTTCAATGACGGTCATCATATTAGGACATCCACAACAGTGGGTATGATGGTCACTCCTGATTTCTTTGTTGCATTGTTTGCATCTTACGGTAATCATGGGTCATGTTTGGAATTCGACAATGGGAGATACTGGGATCGAACCAGTGACATTCTGCGTGTAAAGCAGACGCTCTACCCCTGAGCTAATCTCCCGAACTCCCCAGGTAGGATTTGAACCTACGACCGGACGGTTAACAGCCGTCAGCTCTGCCGCTGAGCTACTGAGGATCGTATGTAATAAAAGGGCCACCGAATAGTAAGCCATGCCATGGATAACATACCCACAACATAGACATAGGTGAATACCTTAATCGTATTAAGCTTCACCAGTCTTATCTAGAAGTGAGATGGCCCAACTAAATCCAATAAGAGCCACGAAAAAAATACCACTGTATGTGGATACTTTATAGAATTCATCCATAAGGGTTTCTCCCAATTTCTTTACAAAGTTTGAAATAAGTTTTGTAGTATCGATCACACATCTTTCTTACGACTGCTTGATCTTCAGGAAAATCATTGATCCTCAGATGATGATGAGCACTCTCTAGACAACTAATGATACGTAGGAGTTCAATCGGGTCCATTATTTATGCATGCATCCAACCAGTTACAATGTATTTGGTTTCACTTTTGGGTGGGAAGCCTCGATGAAAGTATGGCCATGACGCAGGGAAGATAACAATTTTACCCGTCTCAGGTTGTATCTTAGTTCCATCAATGAACTCAGTGTAACCATCTTCTTCTACATCGTTTAGATACCAAATATATGTGGCAAATCTACTACCATTTTCGATAACATACTCACCATATTGATCATCATGATGCCAACTGTATCCTGCATTAGGTGATGTCTTTTGAATTTGATACCCACTGTCTACAGGATTATCAAAGCAGGGGAATGTTACATCCTCATAAAAATCAAAATTCAAAAAATTTTCCATGTGAGTACTAAGACTATCAAAAAAAACTTTATCCTCATCTTTCCAATCAGGATAGCTTGAAATGTTAAGGTCTAAAGAATCCTTAACCGAAGGATCTATTCTTGATGTCTCAGTGTTACCGATGTAACCTGGATGAGATCTATCATCCTTGTCAAACTTTTTGATAACATGAGAACAAAATTCTGGTGTCAGAGTATTGTTAGCAGTGTATATGAAATCTGATAGTTTGACATTCATGATTGATAATTGAATTGGTGGGGAGAGAGGAATACATTTTACCTCTACCGAGTGGGAATCACTTATGAATCCAAAGGGTCACTCAGACTTTCGGACCTCCTGGTTAGAGTTCTACCGTAGTAGCGGGCACCACCCCTGTCCTAATATACATTACCCCGTGCCTCCACAAGGGTTGTTCTGTCACTCCCAATGAGGATGATCAATCCCCAACAGGCCGTGCAGGACTCGAACCTGCGACACACAGCTTAGAAGGCTGTTGTTCTATCCATCTGAACTAACGGCCCAGTGATTACACTATAAGAGGTAATCAGGTATCTGTCAAGGGAACTGTGACCCTTTCCATTTTGGCATAGTAATCATGAGCATAAGACTCACGATACCCTTTGATTCCCCATCCCAACCAGTAGAATGCGGGGACCATATATTGACGGATTGTATTTCCGTTACCCTCAAATTCAGGAAGAACTTTCTGGAACTGGTTCTCATTCACCATGTATCTCACTTGTCCTTCTAGACTACTTGGGTCACATCCATACTTCCTACAGAAAGATCCGAGACCCCTATATCTGGCAGCAGTGGTCCACTGAATCAATCCATATCCACCACTGTAGCACTGGTTATATTGGACCCTTGCACCACCCTCACAGATGTTAGCATGGAAGTTAGATTCTGATCTGATGTTACCCATCAGAGTTGATAGTGCATTACGATCAGTAATTTTAGTGTAATCTTGGAGCTTACTCAGAACATAACGTTCATTAGAGTTACAACCAGGACAGTCCCACTTCTCTACCATTTTTTGAATGGGCACTGCCTTGTCTTGGTTTACACTGACATTGACATCTTGTTGGCCAGTAATATCATTCAGTTCAGCCTCTAGTGATGTAGATCCTGCACAAGCAGCAGTTGCAAACACTGCAGTCACCATCAGAGTTGAAGAGATAATCTTGCTAGTCATAAAATAAAAACTTGATTAAACATTAAAATAATCCTTACGGTAGTACCGTCCGAGGATATTGGAATTGTAGTATAGGGGTGTCTCATCTGTCAACCTCTGAGACAACACCTCTTTGAGAAACAGTTGTCGGGTCTCCTCAAAGTTTACCTTTCCCTTGGTATTATGTAGGGACAAAATCTCACGGGAGAAATTATCCTTACCATACTTGATGACATCTTCCTTTAGTTCAGGACATGACCCATAGTATTTTTTCCAGTCAGACTCTGACTTCACTTTACGTTTCTTTCCTGGCGGTTTTCTAAACGACCAGAAATACTTTCTCCCAATGTATTGTCGTTGGTTTGACTTATTGGTAATGAGATAAACAAAGCCATAGTTGTCCCCAATAAGAGACCCATCAAAGGGATTGCCCAAATAGATCCAGGGGTTGTCGTAGTCACACACTCACTATTCTTCATAGTCCTGAAATATGTAGTCATCAATTTTTTTCGCACTAATTTTCTGGGCCTCCATGTAGAGACCCAGAGCATAGTCATTCCAGTCACCTATGAGATCAGAGTTTGAATCCTGAGAAGGTGTCCTTCTTGACATCCTGTTTGATTCCTCCGACGACGTAGGACTCAACTTCTGTTTCTTGTGGGGCGACTTGAAGACCCCTAGAAGAAATCCAGTGCTGTGTCCAAGGAAGTGGATTATTCTTTGCAGCAACATCGTAAATAGGCTTCAGACCAATTGCTTTCATTCTACGATTGGCAACCCACTCAACATACTTCTTGAGAAGTGCGTCGTTAAGACCAATCATGGACCCATCCTTGAAGAGATAGTCTGCCCATCTCTTCTCTTCGTCAACAGTTTTGTCGAACATCATAATCAACCACTCTTCCTCTTCCTTCATGATCTCTGCCATGTCAGGATCATCACCAGCCTTCCACTTATTCATAATGTTTTGGGTGATACCAAGGTGTTGATTCTCATCTCTCGCGATGAGGGAAATAATCTTTGCAGATCCTTCCATAAGTTTGAGTTCACCAAATGCAAAACTGCAAGCAAAACTAACATAGAACCTAATACCCTCAAGAATATTAACGTTCGCGACAGCTCTGAAGAGTTTTCTCTTGACTTCTCTAAGTGCATACTTCCTCGCATCTGAACCACGGAAATCCTCGGACCACATATTACCACCACCCCACTCTTGTGCGATGTTGATAAAGTCATCATAGGCTTGAGTTACACTCTTGGCTCTCTCAAGAATCCTTTCGTCAGTAATAATGTGATCAAAAATATCTGATGGATCAGCGTAGATATTCTTGATGATATATGTGTAGGAACGACTATGAATCATCTCCATAAATCCCCACACTTCCATACATGCCTCCAACTCAGGGAGAGAACAGTATGGAATGAACGCCATACCAGGACCACGACCCTGAATAGAGTCGAGCATAATCTGATACTTCAGGTTGGAAGTGTAGATGTGTTTTTGTTCTGGTCTGAGTGTTTGATAGTCTGCTCTATCCTTCTGAAGAGATACTTCTTCTGGTCTCCAGAAGTATCCTAATTGTGTTGTCGTCATCTTCTCAAAGATAGGATACTTATAAGAGTCGTATCTTTGAACCCCTAGGGGTTTTCCAAAAAACATGGGTTGTTTTTTGTTGTCATGAACTTCGGTGTTGAACACCGTCATACCTTTCACTTCTGGCATCTTCTTGTCTTCTACAGATGAAACCTTAAACTGCACAGGATTCACACTCTCCCTCCTCTACTGATTCTAGTTCGCTTAACAACGTATTGAGTTCGGACTTCTCTTCTATCACCTCATCTGTTTTGGCATCGTAGGTGTTCTGATAATAAGAAGTCTTCCAACCATACTTATATGTAGTCAAAAGGTCATTTGCCATTTGAGACACGGGGACCTCATTGTTATCATAGTTCTCTGGATTGTAACTCCAGTTACCAGAGATACCTTGATCAAAGAACTTTTGCATAACAGCAACCACATTAATATACCCCTCATTACTCTTCATTTCCCAGAGGAGTGTGTAATTGTTTTTAAGAGTAGTGTAAGATGGTACAATCTGCTTAAGGGGTCCTTTCTTACTCTTCTTAATGGACAAATAGTCTCTAGGTGGTTCAATCCCATTCGTTGCGTTTGACACAACGGAACTGCTCTCTGATGGCATCTGAGAAGACAATGTTGAGTGCCGTAGTCCGTGAGCCAGAATCGACTCTCTAAGCGCTTCCCAATCATGTTGAAGAGGTTGTGTAGTAATCTCATCAACGTCTGTCTTGTACGTGTCGATAGGAAGGATCCCATCACTGTACTTAGTGCGACCAAAGTACTCGCAGTGTCCCTTCTCCTTGGCAATTTCATTGGAGGATTTTAGAAGGTAATACTGGAAGGACTCTGACAGTCCATGAACCGCATCCCATGCTTCTTGTGAGTCATAGCTGAATCCTAATTTGGCAAGGTAGTGGGCAAGTCCGATATAACCAATACCAAGGGAACGACGTGATTTAGTTGCAACTTCTGCAACGTTCACAGGATACTCCTGATAGTCAATCAACTCCTCCAGACCCCTCACAGACAGGTCACACAGGTCTTCTAGTTCCTCATCGGACTTGATCTTACCTATGTTGACAGCTGACAGAATACACAGGGCAATCTCACCTGGCATCTCCTCATCAATATGATTCAGTGGTTCTGTGGGAAGAGTAATCTCCTGACAAAGATTAGACATATTTACCTTGTCTTTGAATGAGGAGTGACTATTACAGTGGTCGATGTTCATGATGTAGATACGACCAGTCTCTGCTCTCTCTTTCAGTAGATCAAGAATGAGTTCTTGAGCTCCGACAGTTTTTCTTGGTACAGAATCATCTGCTTCGTAACGTGTATAAAGCTCATCGAAGCGATCAGTACCAAAAGCATCATAGAGCCCAGGCACATCATGAGGACTGAAGAGGGAAATTTCTCCGTTAGTAATGAATCTTTCGTAGAAGAGTTTGGAGAGTTGGATTGAGTAGTCAAGTTTTCTAACACGGTTATCCTCTGTGCCTTTGTTGTTCTTGAGAACAAGAATGTCTTCTATTTCTTGGTGCCAGATTGGGAAGTGGACTGTTGCTGATCCACCTCTAATCCCATTCTGCGTGCAACATCGTACAGTTGATTCAAACTTCTTAAGGAATGGAACAACACCAGTGTGTTGAACTTCTCCGCCTCTGATTTTAGAGTTGATTCCACGGATTCTACCCGCGTTAATACCGATACCAGCCCTCTGTGCGACATACCGACCAATAGCCATATCGCTGCTAAAGATACTATCGAGGGTGTCATCAACATCAACGAGAACACAAGATGCAAACTGACGCAGGGGTGTTCTGACACCGGCCATGATTGGCGTGGGGATGTTGATTCTGTGTCGGGAGATTGCGTCATAGTACCTCTTGACGTATGACATCCTAGTTTCCTTAGGATATTCTTGGAAGATAGTCAAAGCGATCATGATGTACATGAACTGAGGAGTCTCGTAGACAGTCCCGGTGCTCCTATCTTGGACTAGGTATTTATCCACAACCTGTCTCAGACCAGCATACGTGAACATGTAATCACGACCATGATCGATATAACTTTCTGCCTTCTCAATCTCCTCTAGAGAATACTTAGAGAAGATTGTTTTGTCGTACACATTTTCATATGCCAGTTTCTGAATGTGATCAACCAGAGTAGGAAGAGTATGCATCTTTCCATACAGCTGTTTACGAACAGCAAATAGAAGAAGACGTGCAGCAACGAACTGATAGTTTGGATGTTCAAGATCAATCAGGTCACTAGCAGACTTAATAAGGATCTCTTGAATCTCCTCTGTAGTAATACCGTCGTAGAACTGAATACCTGATGTCATCTCTACCTGACTTGAGGAGACACCAGCGAGACCCTTACAAGCCTCATCTACCATCTTATGCATCTTGTCCAGATCAAGTTTTTCTACTGATCCGTTTCTCTTCTTAACCTTCAATCCGTTTGTCATACTTTTTTCCAGGTGGTAAATTTTAAGTTTGCTTGTAATCCTTGGTAGACATTAGATTCTATAATATTCTGAACATTGTGTCCAGATAGAATCATGTCATTAATATCCTTTTGTGTGATATTGGCCGGCCAGATGACTACCTTATCTCCTCTATCGATGGCTCTGGAGACTCGGTTGACGATTTCTCTGTTCCTAGGTTCATTATCAAGAACCCAAATATAATCGCTCCAACCAAACGACCCAACATCAATGTCAGCCCCACACATGGCAACACTGTTTTCCACGAATGTGGAGTCGAAGGGTCCTTCGATGATGTAGATTGGTTGTTTTGTGTCAACTGAGTCGAGTCCATAGATCTTTGGTTCGTCATCATCTAACATGATGGTTAAGTATTTAATAGGGTTTGAAGATAGGGCTCTTCCTTGAATCCCTATAAGTTTCTCATTCCTGACAAGAGGAATAACAATTCTTTCCTCACCATACTTTGTATTTTCAAAAGTGCCTGGTTTGATTGTGTTTACAAAATCTTGAAAGTTTTCTGAGTAGTAGAAATTACCACTGAATATTGCTCTGCGTTCAAGGTATACCTTTGAGGTGTTGATATCAAAAGCGCTAGGGAGATCAATAGTGACTTTCTTTTTAAAGTTGGGTTTAGAAGAATCCAACTTGGAGAATATCTCCTCAGGCCTTTCAGTAACAAAATTCTTTCCACTCTTCCCATCCTTAAACTTCTCAAACACATACTCCTTATGTGTCTCAGGGTCTAGATCCTTTAAGAAACTATTGAACGACACACTGACACCACAGTTGTGACACTTAAAGTTGGTATTGTTCTTGACCCGATACAAATACCCTCGTGCCTTATTCTTGTGTTTCTGACTATCACCACAGATAGGGCAACGGAAGTTGTATAGATGTGGTTTAACCTTTTTGAATTTGGGTAATCTAGAGGAAATCAGATTGATGTACTTAACATCAATAAAATCCATATCACTTGGAATATAGTCTTTCTATTGTAGATACTTCAGGAGGGTTTGTCAAGAGGTTAGGGAACACTGTCATAACTCTAATGCCAATGGTCACGACAGCGAGACCACCCACTGCCATCCATACACGTTTTTCTACTTCACGTATTCTTTGCAATACGAGCTCATGATCCCCGTCCATTTTATCACGGAGTTTGTCAATTTTAGTAAACAATACTGTGTCGATTTCTTCTTGTTTCGATATGCGTTCTTCATGGACTGCAAGCATCCTACTCACAGTTGTATTTACCTCAGATAATTTCTGGATGGCCGTATCAATCCTGAGGACAATAACCTTCATGTCCTCAAGTTTTTGTTCCAGTACTGCTATCTTAACTTGATTGTCCATTCTGCGGTTTGAAGTATGGATTGAAATCCATGGCTCTCTTAACTGCTTTTTTATTTGCTCTCTTCTGTTTCCTATCCATCAAATCTTTTATTGCTTTCTTAACGAACTTATTCCTACCGTCCAACTTTAGATATTCATTTTGACGCTTTTGAACAGATCCCTTCATAGTGGGGTCAAAACCAGCAGTAGGGCCAGCAGCAGGGGAGGAGCCACTAAATCCCCCAGATCCCCCAGGACCATTTGCCACCATGCCTTCCTCTGTGACACTGAACTCACTATACATTGCCGAACGAAACGCATCAATAAACCTGTCGATTTTGTCTTTATCCATTAGTTATACCATTTAAAGCGTCTAAACATGTTTGATCTAAGTCGATCTCATGAATATAAGACTTGGGATAGTCTGGTAGTTTGTCAAGGAAGACTATAAATGTTTTAATTGACGACCAAAGACTCTTATCAATCTTATAGAACAACATTGGAGTTGTTGCATCACCAAAAATATTATACAGAATAATAAAGTGATTAATTAAAAGATGAACCTTTAATTCTCCTCCACTTTTATATCGTTTGAGGAGTCTTTTGATATATCTGAATCGACTCAGATCTTTATCAAAATCCTCCCTTGTGACAGCTTGTGGATTTTCATAATTTTTAATAGCAAAGATGAGGAAATTTTCCTCGTTCAATTCATTAAAAAGCATTTATCATTCAGCTGTTGGGTAGGCGACACCACCTGTAGTGATACCAGACATTGCGACAAGGGTTTCTTTCTTGACTCTCAGGTTACCAAGGTTGTCAAGATAGGTGGTAACACCAACCCAACCTTCTGCAGCAACTGCGAATTGAGTATCTGCGGTGATACCTTCACCACCTGTGTTCACACCGTATACGAATGAATCATCCGTTCCGTATGAGTTTTCACTGTACTTAGAATCAAGTACACTTGATTTAGGAAGTTGAGATACGGTGAAGTTCTTTCCAGCAATGGCTGCACCGCTCAGACCCATGGTTGAACCGATGGTCAGTGACTCAGAGTTTGCAATACTTACGATGACAGCATCACCATAATAGGTGTTACCACTACCTCTAGTACCAAATCTGATCACATCTCCTTCAGAACAACCACCGTCAATACCAAATGACGTACCAGAACCGGTGACGACTCCAGTGCTATAATTCAGGGAAACTGTGCCTGCAGATCCCACATTGTCGTTGTTTCCCCAAAGTGCCATGTCTTGTGCCCTTGTAAGTTACTTTCTTTTTAATATTTATATTAAAGTAGTATTACTCTTCTCTAGCCTTGATAGCCTTTGTAACCACCTCAAGAAGTTGATCATCCATATCAGTTTTAGTAAGCTTAACTGCTTTACCAAGAATTACGAGACAAACATCAATCAATTTTTCACCCAACTCTTCATTCTCAGGAATTTTATTTACTGCGTCAGAAATAATCTTTGAAGCAAGTGGAAGTAGGAATGATAACATAGCTACACCTCGTAGGGTCTAAACTATATATCAATTATCTAAAAATTCTTTAAGAGATTTCTTTTTGCCTTGACAGTGTGCTCTCTGAGAAAATCCTTTTGGGTTGTCACAGTTGATCGATTTTTTATAATTATCAGACCAACCCTCGTTCATCTTCTTTGTCTTCTTCTTCATTGAGTTTATATATTTTCTATAAACTGCTGCTTCTGAAGACTTGCCCATCTCTTTTGCTCTCTGTTCCATAGCAACTGCTGCCTGGATTTTGTGAGCATGAGATCTTGATGAATTGCGAATCTTAGATACAGATGCTTTAGCAGTGGTAACATCCTTGAATCCAAGTCCATGAATTGTACCTTTAGGATTCTCATCTGTATAAAGATCAGAGTGCTTTTTTGAGTTTGCAGGTTGTCCCTTTTTTCTTGGAATACGAGGATTCGTTTCCTCGCTCATTCCACCGGAGGATCCAGAGCCATTACCCCCATTGCCATTACCACCATTGCTATTACCATTGCTACCATTACTACCATTGCTCTTACCGTTCTTTTTTCCGTTGTTTGAATCGTCGTCTTGAGTGTGTCCTGTCTCCTTACGAAGCATCCCAGCGGGACCTACTACCTTGAATCCAAGGGGGATACGCTTACACTTCTTGTCAGTATAACAGTAGTAGTAACCCTTCTTACACTTTTTCATCAGGTCCCCTTAGTATCACTCTCAGGATCATACTTCATAGGACCCTTCTTTCTATTGTCAGAAATGTTCTTTGCGATCTTCTTTGCTTGTTCAGGAGTTCCCTTGTCTGTTCCTTTCTTATCAGGATGATACTGGAATGGATTAAGCGCTGATTCAGATTTAAGTGGTTTACCATCAGCTTCAAGTTTGGCTGCGATGGCCATCTTCTGAATTTTCTTATCAGACTTACCCTTGAACTGAGGTGCGTCAGATTTACGGAAGTCAGTAATGACATCACCCATATCAGCTTTCTTCAGATCAAGTTTTTCCTTGACCTGTTGCATCATTTCACCCGACTGATCTGCATTACCTTTCTTTTTCTCCTTCTGTTGTTTCTTCTCATCCTTCATTTTATCTCTCGCATCTCTCATTCTAAGACGGCTCAACTGCATCATTTTCCGTTGAATTTTCAT